CTACATTCTTAACATGGGCATGGGATGAAGGTACCTTCCGTGAGATGTCAGGTGAAGATGCATGACAGTCGAGGAGATGGAAGACTTTCTTAAAGGTCTTGGTATTGAAACGTACGGCGCTCGCGGATCTGAGGTTAAGGGTCTTTGCCCAGGTCACCTAGACCGTACTGGAAAAGAAGATCGAAACCCTTCTTGGTCCATTAACTCTGAGACTGGGGCGCATAACTGCTTCTCCTGCGGATTCCGCGGAGGATTGCAGTACCTTGTTTCATATGTCAACGGAATTCCTATGGATGAAGCTGACCAATGGGTTAAAACAACCACCAGCGATTTATCTATGAGATTAGAGCGAGCGCTTGCTCCTGCTCCAAAGAAAGAAGAGATATCAATAGATATCACCGAGGCTAATCTTGCTGCCTACGTTGAACCACCTAAAGAATTACTTCTTGGACGAGGGATTACATCAGAGGCCGCGAAGTTGTACGGAATTTTGTACGATCCACGCAAAGAGTGCTGGATCTTGCCGATTCGTAATATGGCTGGAAAGTTACTGGGTTGGCAGGAAAAGGGCGTTCACGGCCGGTATTTCAGGAACTACCCCGCAGGTATCCAAAAAAGCCATTCGCTGTTTGGATACCAGCAATATGAGGGTGGACCCATGGTAGTAGTCGAGTCACCCCTTGATGTGGCTCGTATGGCCTCCGTAGGGGTTTTTGGAGGGGTGTCTACGTACGGCACCGCAGTCTCCAAAGAACAACTAAACGTTATTAAGGGCGCTGATCGGGTCATAGTGGCTATGGACAATGATGAGGCTGGACGTCAAGCCTCTCAAGATTTCCTTAAGAAGTCCGTTGATATGTGGTTTGAGTGCTGGTTCTTTGACTATGCCTCTAGCGGTGTAAAAGATGTTGGCGGAATGAGTAAGGCTGAGATAGTCTATGGCGTCCAGCATGCCAAGCATGCGCTACACGGGGAGAAGGCATTATCGTGAAACGCAAGGCGTACATATTTGACGTAGATGGAACATTAGCAAATGTTGACTCAATTCTTCATTACGTTGTCAAACACAAGAACCGAGACACAGAAGCGTTTAAAAAAGACTTTCACTCTTTTCACAAAGAATCTATAAATGTTCCACCACACCCAGAAGTTGTTGACATGGCGTGGGATGCAATCGGACAGGACTACGACATCATTGTGGTCACAGCTAGAAAAGAAGAGTGGAGAGGGCATACTTCATACTGGTTAGCGCATGTTGCAGACCTTCCTCACACTGCTTTGTTCATGCGTCCTGACAAAGACAATCGACCAGATTACGAAGTCAAAAAAGATATTCTTACTCAAATACAAGAGCATTGGGATATAGTCCACGCAGTTGACGATAATCCAAACGTCATTAGACTTTGGCAAGAAAACGGGATTGAAACAACAAAAATAGGAGATTGGGACGGAAATCACTGATGATTATTGGGCTTACAGGGTATGCACAGTCAGGAAAAGACACAGTAGCAAATATACTTGTAGAAAAATATGGATTCACTAGAGTTGCTTTTGCAGACAAACTAAGAGATCTTTTATACGAGTTCAACCCTCCCGCAGATGGTGACGGAATACCAGATGTTCAAGAGGTAGTAGACGTTAATGGGTGGGACATTGCAAAGGTTCAATACCCAACCATTCGTAAACAATTGCAAGATTTAGGGCTAGCTGCACGTAAAGTATTTGGAGAACAGTTCTGGATTCAACAGGCTTTGCGTGAGGTTCATTTTGAAGGTAATTTTGTTATTACTGACATAAGATTTCCAAACGAAGCCGCGGCAATTAGAAAATACGATAACTCACAAATTTGGCGTATTAGTAGAAACGGCGTTAAAGCAGTTAACCAACACATCTCAGAGACTGCAATGGATAACGAAAAAGTAGATCAAATACTTATGAACTCAGGAAGTTTAGAGGACTTAAACGTATTGATTAACACAAGAATGCGTGCATACGTTTAATGACTTTTACAGGAACGTTGCTTCCCTATCAGCCCGAGGCGGTCGACAAAATGGTCGATCGCCATAAGGTTTTGGTTGCCTACGATTTAGGCTTGGGTAAAACTGTTCTTACTATTGCTGCTGTAGAAAAGTTAATGGATGAGGGAAAAATAACAGAGCCCGGCATGGTTATTTGTTTATCAAGCCTTAAATATCAGTGGGCTAATCAGATTGATAAGTTTACTAATGGCACCTCTAAAGCACTGGTTATCGATGGAACACCAAAGAAAAGACTTGAGCAATACGAAGAGGCATACAACTGGCGTGAGTCAAAAGTTGATTACGTGATCATGAACTATGAGCAAATAGTAAACGATTGGAATTTAGTAAAGAAGTTGCCTAGAGGTTTTATTGTATGTGATGAGGCTACGGCAATTAAGTCTTTTAGATCTAAAAGATCTAAAGCAGTTAAGAAGATGGCAAACGCTCCATTTAAATTTGCCTTAACTGGAACACCGATTGAAAATGGAAAACCAGAAGAGTTATTCAGCATCATGCAATTCGTTGATGACTCCGTATTAGGAAGGTTTGATATCTTTGATTCAGCATTTATTGTTCGTAATAATTGGGGTGGAGTCCAGCGTTATCGCAATCTGCCTACTCTTAATGAGCGACTTAAAGAGGCAAGTGTCAGAAAATCACAAAAAGATCCAGACGTTGCGCCTCACTTACCAGATTCCATCCATAATGAGCCACTTCTCATCTCGCTCGATCGACGAACCGCAAAACTCTACGACAAGATTAGAAAAGATTTATTAGACGATTTAGTAGAGGCTACGGCCTTGTTTGGAAGTAACTTCAACATTTTTGCTCATTACGGTGTACAAAGTTCTGGTGGCAGTTCTCAAGAGAACGAGTGGCGCGGAAAGATTATGTCTAAAGTAGGTGCGCTAAAGATGCTTTGCTCTCACCCAGACCTTATTAAAACAAGCGCCACCAAATACAACTCAGTATCTGGTGAAGGGTCTTCTTATGCCAATGAGTTGGTAGAAAACGGATACTTAGACGGCGTAGATAAGTCTCCTAAACTTACCGCCCTTATTCAGTACGTAAAAGATTTTTTAGATCAAGCAGAAGAAAACAAAGTAGTTATATTTGCTACATATGTAGATATGACAGACATGATTGCCGACGCTTTATCTGAGTACGGAACCAAGACATATACTGGGCGTCTAGACGCTAAAACAAAAGAGGAGAACAAAATTGCTCTTAACACTGATCCTAATACTCGCGTTCTTGTCTCTAGTGACGCTGGTGGTTACGGAGTTGATTTGCCTGCGGCTAATCTCCTCGTCAACTACGACCTCCCATGGTCCTCAGGAGGAGCAACCCAACGCAACGGACGAATAATGCGTGCTTCATCTAAATGGCCCAGCATTGTTATTCAAGACTTTTTAATAGCTGGGTCCATTGAGGTGCGCCAACACGAGATGTTGCAGCATAAAAACGCAGTTGCTAGCGCCGTTATTGACGGAGAAGGCATAAATGCAGAGGGCGGAATTGACTTTAGTTTAATGAGCCTTAACCAGTTCTTACTCAACAAATCCGTATAAAATTGACGGATGCCTAACGCACCTAAGACCCCAACGCGTACTATCCGCGTTGCTGATGACCTGTGGAAAGCCGTACAGGATAAAGCCTCTAAAGAGGGCGTAACAGTCACCAGCGTGATCCTCAAGGCTTTAGAGGATTACACAAAAGCCGAGTAATCGGCGAGCCTTCCTCGATTTGTCAGTCCCCTCAGGTATGGTATAGATTCCAACCACTACAGAGAGGGATCTCATGACAGACATCAAAAGCCTTACCAATGAGGCTAAGCAATACATAGCTCTTAAAGAGCAGATTAAGTTCTTAACAGAACGTCAAACAGAAATCAAAAAGCGCCTTAACGAAGCCGTACAAGAAGCCGGTGAAGTAGATGGTCGCGGACACATCACACTTGAACTTGATGAAGACATCAAGGTAACCAACCAACGACGCGAGTCTCGTTCACTTAACGAAGACTTTGCTGTCTCACTTCTTAAAGAGCGTGGAATCTACAACGAGTGCATTAAGACTGTTGAAGTACTTCAGGAAGATGCAATCATGGCCGCTGTATACAAGGGTCAGATTACCGAAGCAGAAGTTGACGACATGTTCCCAACAAAGGTAACTTACGCCTTCTTACTATGAGCGATGATTTTATTGACCAAACCTTTGGCGATCTTTACTACCCCGGTAGCAAAAGAAAACGCAAAGAAAAAAAAGTTGTTGAACCAAAATCAACTACTTGGGATGCCAACCCTAGAAGCACACTTTTACCAAATGGCAAAGAAATAGATTTGTTCACCATAGGTGCGTTATCTGAGGCGTTAGGTCGTCCAGTTATAACTTTAAAGCTATGGATGAACGAAGGGCACCTTCCAACATCTCCATACCGCTTACCGACTAAAACGGATAAGAACGGAAATGAAAGACAAGGACGGCGCTTGTACAGTAGATCTATGATCGAATCCGCGATCAAAGTCTTTATCAAGTACAACGTTTTGCACGTGAAGCGCATTGACTGGGTAAAGTACGATAGAATTACTGACGAAATAGCCGAAGCATGGGAACAAGCCCGTGCTGAGGAAACTGCGTAAACTGCGAAAAGGAGAAAACCGCCCATGGGCGTAAATCAAACAGCACCAGATGCAACTGCATACGGACAGGTAGAAGACGAAGCATCAACAATCGATGCTCGTCCAACTCAATCAACAAGCACATCAACAGCCGTTCAATCTGGCTGGGATGCTGCAGAAAAACTAGTCACCGCTTCATCAGAGTTTCCAACTGA